TTCCTTTGAGTAAACCAATTCTATGAGTAAGAACAGACAGACCGTCCAAAATAGTAATGCTAGGCTCTTTATCAGCCAACTCCAAGACACTTTCACAAAGCTCACCGTCCTTTCTTATCTGTGGGATCTTACGTTCGCTCCCATCATCCTCTCTAACAAATTTATATGTGCGGGGTTGCCAACCAAGGTCAAACAGCCACATCTTTACCTGATCAGAAGAGTTAGGGTTTCCTTGCTCTCTACCTACCTCAACAACCATAGACTTGGTGGTGTATGGCATACGGTTTGTCTTACACAACTCTATCCATCTCTCACCATGACTAGACAAGCTACCATCCTTCTTGTACATCACCTTTGGTTGTGTTCTCGTTGCAGTCAAAATACGCTCTGGCATAGCTTTAGCCAATGCCTCAGTCTTCTCTTCTTTCTGTTGTTCCCAGTCAGCCAGATATCCCTGCGCCCTGTCTACGTCTAATTTCCACTGTAGGGCCTCTTGTCTTGCAGCGCACTTCATCTTGAAGGTCAGATAGTTTATCAATTCATCTGCTGTTGGACCCTCAGTTGGTTTGTCACAATACAGCTTGTTTAGTTTGATCTCAAGATCACGCCACAAGCGCATGTTGATTTTAACGTCCTCGTTGCATCTATGTGCATATTCTTCTTTGGTCAGGTTTTGCCAATCACTAATCTTTGGCTTTGGTACACCATAGTCCTCACCATAGCTTTCTAAACCATGCTTACTACGATGATGATTGATGTACCATGATAACGCTAACGTGTCGATCAGGGTGGCTTTAACCTCTATCCCTAATACTTTTTCCACTGCGGGGATGTCAAACCTCACAATGTTGTGACCGATCAAAACCTTTGCTTCTGTAAAGAATATACGCATAGCCTCATAGTCATGGGTATGCTGTACATCACCATTATCATCAGCCCAAGACAATACGTGTATCTTGGTGCTGTTTAGTCCATCTGTTTCAATATCAAATACTGGCACTATATTACCTCTCTTAGTGTAAAACTGTCTGAATCAAACTTCATCTTTCCAGCCCGTCCCTCTTCGCTGCAGGGGCGGTTTTTTTGTACGCTGATATACGTAGTATTACGTTCATCATAGTCTTCTGACTCTTTGTCACGCTGCAGGTCAATGATAACAGAGGCGCGTTGACCAATCATCTTACAATACTTTGGGTCTCCGTTTTCATTGGTATGGGCGATTGTCACGATCCCTACGTTTAATTCTGCAGCTAACTTTGACAGTCTAATAGACAAGTCTGCAAGCATAGCCTCTTTGCTTTCTTCTGACGTACCTGCAACCACGTCCTGTATTGGCTCAAAGAATACAAACTTACAATCACAGGCTTGGCTAAAGAAGCGTATCTGATCACACAGTTCATCAGATCCTTGACCATCTGGTAAATAAAACTGATAGAAGTTTTCATCTTTGGTCAGTTCTTCGATAGCGGTAACAACAAGGTCTTCTGCGCCTTTCTCTTCGATCAAGTCTCTGCGTGTGAGATTATCTTTCCTATGATACGACACAAGACCAAGAAGACTGCGTAACTTTGTCTCTTCCAGATGCCATGCTGCAATAGGTATCTTACGCTCTAGCATGTTATATTCAAGATAGCGCATGATCTCTGTCTTACCAATTCCTGTGGGGGCCTTGATCACAGTGAAGTGTCCCTGCATCAAACCAAGGATCTTGTCATCAAGTGCCTGTATTCCTGTGGGTACGTACTGATGTTCTGGGGTATCCCGATACAGCGACAAGAATTGTTCTGTGCTATTTAAGATGTTCTCTGGCGTATGCTTACGAGGCTTGAACCAAGCAGACTTAAACTCTTGTGCTGCATTGTTACGCAAGAAATCATTAGCGTCTTTGTACTTGTCATGTGGTACACGATACACCTTGTTTGGGAATAGACGTGCCACACGATCAGCTACAGCATTACCTGCTTCATCGTTATCAACAGATAACACAATACGCTCAAAGCTGTTTAACCAGTCTGCACAATTCTCCCACATTTTCTTGGAAGGGGTAGCAGAGGGCAACGACACAACAGGATTGATGTACTGGCTCTTGAGCATCTGTGCTACTGACAGTGCGTCCAGTTCGCCCTCTGTGATTGTCACAGTCTTAGAACAACCTGCAGTAAACAGGTTCATACCAAACAGTTCGTCACCCTTGAACCCCTCTTTGGTGTAGAACTTCTTATCAGCAATACAGCGTACCTTAATTCCCCCAGAAGGGTATATGTATTCTTGTTTGTCGTCATATGTCAGGACGTTGAAATCCTGCATGGTCTCTTTTGTGATACCCCTCATAGGTACATATTTTCCACTAGAGGGGTCAGGTTTCCTTATTTCCACTACAGTCTCCGCATACTTTGTTGGGTAAGCCTCTTGCGCCCACTCAAAGGTTTCATCTTTTGATGGATATGCCCTATCACAAGCATGGCACTTCCCATAACCCCCAGTGTTCCAACTGAAAGCATCAGAAGAGCCACACAACACATAGGGACACGGTTGATGCGCTTTCTCTGTCATGTGACTCTCCTTTCTATTTATGATTTACGTGAAGATTTGAATTTCAAAGGGGTGTCATCATCCACTGTTAACATATTAAGCCTTTCACGTTGACAACGAACAATGTACATTGCTGCACTTGTCATGTTGCTTACACCACCTTGGAATTTTTTATAGTTCTTGTCTACGAATTGTTCTGCATATTCTATATTTCGATCACAGATAGAACCAAATGCTTCTTGATCACCAAACTCATTAGTGTAAGGTTTCTGTGAAATATCTTTGACCTCACTACGTGCATTATAGTTACGCATATTCTTCACAGATGATCCACCACGTCGAATAAGTTTGTTTGCATTATCGACTGTTGGTTTCAAATTCAAATCCAAGCACTGTTGCTTTGCTGTATTCCATACTTTTGCTGCTGATGTCATTTCGGGTCTCCTAGTTTACAACGGTCAGGTTAGGTTTATCTGTTAAGAAGTCTTCAAGTTCTGGTTCAACAAGATCCATTACTTTCTTTAGCGACAGAAACCATTTAGCATAGTCTCTAGCAATACTTAGTCCTATGTCATCTATTTCATATCCTTCCATTATTCTGTCCAATAGCACCTGTGCGGCGTCCTCTGGATCGCCAGTGTATTGTTGACCATACATTTGAGCGATACCTTTAATCGCACCCATAGCCTCGTTAATGTCATAGTCTGGCACAATAAGAGTACGAGCCTTACGTTCTTTAATCTCCTGCTTTGCTTCCCTATAACCCTCGAATGTGTCAGTCTTTGACGACAAAATAGGATCAGACATAATTTCCTTGCGGTCTTTTTCCCAGCGGTTAACAGTCCTGTGGCCTACCCCAAGAGCATCTGCATGTTCTTCTTGAGAGGGAACCGTTGCGCCATTTGGCGTATCGGCAGTGTTCTGCTTCAGACTGTCTTCACGCTTACGAACACCCAAAGCCTCAGCACGTTTCACATAGAAGTATTCCTTTTCTTGATTACTCCAGTGACCACGATCAACTTGACGCATTGTCACAAAATCAATGGCTTCTTGTCGTGTGCCATTAAACTCTACCATAATTGGATCGACACCAACCTTTTGTGCTGCAACATAACGATGACGACCATCAAGAATAGCACCCTCATATGTTACGACAGGTTGATCTTTATCATACCCATTACGAACCATGTTATCTGCAATCTTGTCGATAGTCTCTTCTTTATATGGCGACCACTTACAGATCTCGTGATACAACATACCATCATGTTTTGTTGCGTTAAGCAAACTTTGTTCCCATTCGTCATCATCCATACTTATGTTTCCTTCTTTAGTTTATTATCATCATAATGATTAAAACTTACGTATATAGATACAGGCAAGTTTCAATATTTTAGACATCACAAATTGTTACAGATTTTTTCAAGCGCTGACTTTTCCCTACGAGATACCCACTTTTGGTTGTGGCACATCTCCTTACCTACAGCATCTTGTGTCATACCATCCCAATACCGCATACGAATAATTGTCCACTCGTCGTGAGTAAGACAATTAAACGCAGTCATAAAGACATGTCTGATGAACTGTTTACGCTCCAGAATTGTCTCTGGAGATTCACCCATTGCCATTTCCTCTCTAATTTCCACTGAAGGGGTGTACAAGGCTTTTTGCAGCGCCATAGCAGTCCAGCTACTTGTCTCTTGATGCCTAGACATAGAGTGTGCCTGACCATGTACAGGGACTTGCACAACCTTCCTTTTGTGGTTGTAATAATCCTGCATGGCAGTCCTAGCATGAGATTTCAGTGCTGCCTTATCAGCATCACCTTTGTTCAAAACCTCAAGACACTTAACAACCCCCTCAGATACCAAATCATCGTATTCTTGCCTGTTTTTGTACTTTTTTGCCAGATTTCTGCACATTTTTAGTATTTCTTGCTCTGTCATTGTTAGTTTCCTTTTTCTCTGTCGCCCTCTGCCTCTCTTCATCAGTCATAGGTCTGATGTCTTTTAATGGGATTCCAAAACTATGTTTTTTTGTCATGTAAGATTCTCCGACTTGCCTTGATCATCCCATTCATCTTTGTTGTACCTAATATGATCCTCTATAAAATCATACACCAACTGCATGTCCATCTTGGCGGCTGCACAGTAAAGCACCAACTTCAAACCTTCCTCTGCCAGAAGCCCACGCGCATGTGCATCAAAATGAAACACATAGTCGGCACTACCATCCTCGTTTTCTTTTACTGTTTCTACACCTATTATACCTGTCATCCTCTACCTCACTAATGCTTCCCATGATACGGGAAATAGACTACGCATTTTACGACTAATCTGTATCGCAACATTCTGTGTCTCCACTTGGGTATCAGACGCACAACGCAGGTTACACATATCAGCAAAGGCATCAAGGCTACCTGACCAGTACCACTCAGTCATCATAGACTGTGGCAGTACCATACGTGCTTGCTCTGGGCATACACCTTCATTAATAAGTTGCTTGTAAATCATCAATGACTGTGTGTTGTGGTAGAAAACATTTGCATTGCTTATTACCTCACCTTCACTACCCTGTTTCTTATCTTCAGCCCTGCCACGCCAGATGGGGGCTTCGTACAGCTCAGGCTCATCATCGACATATCTGCGGCTGACCTCATTCCAACGTAGGAACTTATTCTTCACAAGTTGACGTGCTACAAAGATAGGAGCCTTAACATGGAAGGAAGCAAAGCAATGACCAAAGGGTGACATATGCCTGTGCTCTGCTAGATACCAGATCAACTTCTCATCCTTGTCTGTTGTGTATGTGTTACTGGACTTCTTGCCGAAAGATACTCTCGCAGCATTAACGACAGTAATATCACTGCCCATGTAGTCCATCAGGGTTGCTTTAATCATTAGAATATTATCTCTCCATTTTCATCGTAGGGGTCTGTAGGTAGATGCGCCCATCTATCCCTTGGACACACTCTCTCTAGTTCCTCTAATTGCGTTGCGGGGAGTATCCCCATCCTGATCAACTCATTTTCCACTAGGGGCGGTATAGAATATGTGGTCTCCAATTCTGCCATCCTTTAAATACTCCTTTGTCCATGAGGGCGACACAGAGAGGTTGTGGTAGTGGGTAGAGGTGATTGAGGTATCTCCCCTGCCAAAAACCTCTAAGGCTACTGTACGGGCCATTAGAGCGGCTCTCCAGTCAATCGGATTGTCAGTGTACTTGTGTATATGATCTGACGCTCCATCATGTGTGAACGAGAATTGTTTATCTTGGAAGACAACATCACAGATAGTGTTGGGCCACCTGTCACTCTCCACACGGTTCATCACCACCTCAGCAACAGCATACTGTCCTTCGATGGGTTGGCTGCGGCTCTCAAAGAAAACCGCAACTGCTAGACACTCAAGACCAATCATTACTCAATGTCCGTCCAGAGTTGACCACCTTCAACCTTGATTTCCATTGGTAGTTCATGGTTATAAATTCCACCCTCTGCAATTTGTTTATATAGGTCTTGCAGTGAGCTTATAAGATCGCCAAGGCTATCTGGTGCCACGATGGGACATCCACCAGTGACAAAGGTGAATTTGTGAATCTCTGTGTCCCAATCCATCTTGCAGTTTTTTATCATTGTGTATGACATATCACGCTCCAACACAGAATATGGCACGTTTACGTTGATGGATACGCTGCACCTTGTCAGTGTAGAAGGAACGGTATTGATCTTTGGTTCCACCAAGTTTGATAGTGACCAAACCATTATCGCGGATTTCTACGACCTTACCGTTAAGTCTACGCTTGTCCCCGTTCTCTTTGACAACATCAACAATGAAGAAACGACCCTTCTGTTCATTGAGTAGGTTTTTGATTAAGTTTACTGGTAGTGCCATTGTGCAATCTCCTTGATTCGCTTTATGATTACAATTATGAACGATATTTGAACTATCGTCAAGTAAATATTTATAGAGTTAATGCTCTCCTTTTCCATCCCTACTGTCACCAATATTCCGACAACAATCAGCATGATGATATAGGAGAACATTATGATGAAGAGGATTTTCATTAGTATTCGTTATCGACATACGAGCCAAGCTCGTACAGATATTCTGCGAAGTAATCATCCCCATATTCCTTCATCAGGGCTTTCTCTAAACGCTCTGACATAGCTTCTCCGCTCTTCTTACGCAGCCTGATGTTATCATAAATACCTTCATATATACACTGGTCTCCCTCGACAACAATGTCCAAGTCATACCCTCTGTATCCTACTGTGGTCCATGTGTGTGCCATTATGATTCTCCTGTAGCTTTCTGTCTGATTGATTCGTATTGTACATCATCCAGCAGATTAGTCAAGTAATCTTTTACGACCTTGAGGTCATCTTTCATTCGATCAATGTCATTCTTTGCATCTTCCAGATACTCGAACAGGCTATTAATCTTGTCCTGTTTAGTCCACGACATATCACCTTCACGTGTATGGTTTACGTTAATGCCACGCTCTGCATCCTTACGATATTCCTCTGCGCGACTGATCAATTTATCAATGTCGCCTTCGATGTCTTTGATATCTCTGATGATCTTTTCCATTACAGCACCCTCTCTTCATATACAACCACTTTATATATCTCTGCACAGTCATCATCTAAACAATGTAGAGCTTGCTCAAGCGCATCCTCATAAAGTATATATGATGAATGGCAACTACCATCTTTGTACAACTCATAATATGTTTCACGCTCTTCCATCATTATGATTCTCCTTAAAGTTTTGTAGGTCTATCGACGTATTCTTTACACTCTTCAACACTGTTCCAAGTGTCTATATAACGAGTATAGGTGATTCCCATATACAAGTCAAACACTAATTTCTTACTCTCCTCAAAATATACTGGAATGATTGAGTGTCCCTTGTAAGTAATTCTTTTGCCAAGCTCTGCCATATTATGATACCCTCTCTACTTTTACCCAATCAATGTTAGCATTTTGTGTCATAACATGCAACATATTTTCTAGGTAGTTTGAATATTCTCCCACTGTCGCAGTTACTCTGGACTTCACTTCGTCTTTATATTTCACCCTGATGTTGAACATATTTGCTGGTCCTTTCTATATTTCCACTGGTGGCCTCTCACGAATCAGTCTACCATATTTCCACTGGTGGGGTCAAGCCTAATTTCCACTGGAGGGGGTTCCATATTTCCACTGGAGGGGGTCAGGCCAAATTTTCGAGTGTTCCTGATTCGTTCCAGATTCATGATTCGTTCTTTGTTCCTGATTCGTTCTGTGTGACATTTTTGCAACTGATTCGCACCTGCCCATCCTTCCACCTTTTGCGACCGCGTTTCAACAACTAGCCCTTGACTCCACCGATTCGGCGCTTTGCGCTCTATTTGTTCCAGAATACACTGATTCGGACACTTGCGTCAACCTATCCTTCAAGATATATAAAATTATACTTCAGGATAGTTTACATCTGCTGCGAATCGGTGCATATATAATGCATAGAAACGACAACAAACGGAGTCAAAAATGAAACGTATCGGACAAAGCCTCTACACTTACAAAGGATACACGGTTGACGGATATGAGGCAAATACTGGCCTAGATTGGCGAGTGATTGACAGTGATGGAGAGTGGATATTGAGCCTGCCAACAAAGAGACAATGCAAAGAGTGGATTGACGAAATGGGGGATTGACTCCCCCTACCGAATCAGCCTATAAAAGGTTATCGGAACAACAAAACAAACGGAGTCGGATATGTCACGTAGAAATAGGTCAAGCATTAAAAGCCGCAAGATAGCACGCCGCAATCGCACTATCGTTGAATCTGTTATGGTTGGAATCTTGTTTTCATTCTCAATCTTTGGCCTTGTGGTTTTGGCCTATGGTTTATCGGTATAGGAGTCGAAATAATGCTGAGACTGATTTTCAAATTTCAAATATTGCTTGTTGTGTTCTTGCTTGGCAAATTCTCTTACGGTTTGTCATTGGATTCAGATGGTTTTGGAATCTTTATCCCTAATATCGGAGGATACCATTATTCACTGATCAATAGTGAAGATTCGGGAGTCTATCAATGAAATTATCAGATACACCATATATCGACGAATTGCAAAGAGACCTCGAATTGCTTATCATTAAACTAATAAAAGAGACAAAGGAGTCAAAGAAGTGACCTATACAGTACACACCACGCTAAAATCAAACAACGTCAAAACAGGCAAGATTCCTGTCACGACAACAAGCGCAAAGACCTGTCCCGATACTTGCCCATTTAAGAAAAACGGATGTTATGCAGATGGTGGACCTTTGGCGCTGCATTGGCAAAAGGTCACAGACGGTCTACGCGGCGACTCTTGGTCAACCTTTATAGATAAGGTCAAAGGGTTTAAGGCTGGTCAACTGTGGCGCCATAACCAAGCTGGTGATCTAGCAGGAGACGGAAAGAGACTCGACGCTGCAGCCAATGAGGAATTAGCACATGCCAACAAGGGCAGACGCGGATTCACATATACACACTATAATGTATTAACTGATAAGCATAACGCGAGAGTCGTTGAGCGCCTTAACGAATTAGGGTTTACTGTCAACCTGTCAGGCAATAGCCTTGCACATGCTGACGCATTGTGCGACCTTGATATCGCTCCTGTGACGGTAGTGCTACCAGAGACGCAGACAACAAACACAACAACACCCAAAGGTCGTAAGGTCGTTGTCTGTCCTGCCACAATCAAAGACAATGTATCATGTGCAACCTGTCAACTATGCGCCAGACAACGCGACACAATTGTCGGATTCCCTGCCCATGGTGTTAGCAAGCGCAAAGCTAATGAGATTGCAATGCACTAATCCTTTTTACAGTTGACTCCCCCAACTAGGCCGCCATTGTGCGGCCCTTTTTTTGTTTATTGTTTCAATACGTTATTATTTGATCGTTTGGTCAATCTTTTACTATCTGGTCAAATTATACTTGTGAAATAAACCTGCTAGATGGTAGCCGATTCGCTATCCGAGCGTATATATTTCTCGTTTGTCAACCTATCCTTTTGCCCCCTTGACATACCCAAGTTGGGGCCCCCCATATTCCTACGGGTGATTCGGCTATCCGAGCGTTACCCACCCCATATCCGAAAACAAAAAAAAAGTACAAAAAAG